ATGGCAAAAAAAAATTATTCTCTTAATTCAATTGACAAAGTGATGAATCAAATCATCGCTTGGAAGACTCCAGTCTTCCATCAGAAATCAGAGTGTTATGTTTCCTTCCAAGCTTACGACCCCCTCAGTGGTCGCCTGAAGACGAAGAAGATCATGCTCGGTCACATCAAGGGCAAGACTAATCAGCGCAAGTATGCTGAGGACCTTATCAAGCGCCTCACCGAGCAGCTGAGTTCCGGCTGGAACCCTTGGATAGAGGCGGTGCAGCCTCTGGAGTATGCGCTGTGGGATGATGTCATCTCGAAGTATAAGGACTATCTTGTCAAGCTCTGCAATGAGCATAGCTTGCGAGAGGAGTCATTCGTTGATTACTCCAGCCGTGTTCATATCCTGGAGCAGTGGAAGGTCGAGAAGCGCATTCCGCTGACCTACGTCTATCAATGGGATAGACAGACCATCACCAAGTTCCTGGACTATGTCTTCATAGAGCGCAACAATACTATCACTACTCGCAACAACTACCTCACCTGGTTGAAGTCGTTCACCTCTTACCTGGTAGAGAGAGGCTATCTCTCGTCTAACCCGACCGAAGGGTTAGGGCGTATCAAGAACAGACACAAGAAGGACAGAGATGTTATACCTGATGATGTCATGAAGCAGATACGAGCTTATCTCTATGAGAAGAATAAGCACTACCTCCTCGCTTGCGAGATATTGCACTACCTCTTCGTCAGACCTCGTGAACTCTCATTCCTGAAGATAGGTGACTTTCACCTGCAGACTCAGACCCTCACGCTCCATGGAGCGCATACCAAAAATGGAAATGATGCCACCATCACCCTGCCTTCACATGTTATTAGATTGATGATAGACCTCAATGTCTTCTCCTACCCTAGTCACTACTATCTGTTTTCGGACAGGTTCTCACCAGGTGAGGCTCGCAAGAGTGAGAAGATTTTCAGAGACTACTGGTGTAGGAACCTGCGCAAGGCGCTAGGGTTCTCTGAGCGCTACAAGTTCTATTCGCTTAAGGATACCGGCATCACGAATATGCTGAAGGCGAATGCTGATGTATTGTCGGTTCGTGACCAGGCTAGACACTCCTCTATCCTTATCACCGACATCTACACGCCTAAGGACATTAAGGAGGCTAACAAGTATATCATGAACTATAAGGGCATCCTATAATATATAATAAGGTGGGGAACGGTTGTTCCTCACCTTATTTATTATGAAAGCATATAGAAATATCCGGTGTAGATTGGCTCGATGGCATCGTCCTTGACCTCCATCTCTATCTTCTCACATACAAATCTCTTGTTACGGATGATGTAAATCTTGGATGGATCCGGAATTTCATCTGACTTGAACTTGACTTCCATACAATTTCGGTTATCAATTTTGATAACTGAATCGTGGAATTTGGCAAGAGATATCGAACCGGAATTGGTTGCGTTCAATGACAACGAATACAGCTCATTATCCCCTATATCTCCTATATCTCCAACACCCACATACCGATAATCATCATTAATGCGATAATCTGTCATGAACATTGGCCACCTAGACTTCTCACCTACCCATGATATCCCGCCATACGGCTTGTCGTATGCCTGCACTTTCCCAGATAGTATGAAGAAGACACTCATGACTTCTTCGTCTGCTTCGCTATCGTCCATGGTTGACTCGTCATCGATGGCATCCTGGACTGATACATAGCTCAGACCTTCTTCGTCTGTGTCGCAGTTTTTGGCATCTGCCTCCCTGGAGTTCGTGATAGACAACATGCAGCGCTTTTCGGTGTAATTATCCTCAAGGAAAGAACATCTGAAGTTGACATCAGAGACTAGCTGCGCAGCTGGTGAGATGCAGAGGTCAACGTAATCATCGGAATCCTTGTCTCTGATTAGCGGTGACCAGTATCCGGCAAGCTGCCAGGTCTTGGCATTGTCTTCCTCTACGTATATGTAATAACTGCCGAAGTTCTCAATGATCCTCTGACGCTTCTCTTTCTCAGACCAAAAAGCAGTTGTAGCCGCAAATTGACTGCTCTCACCTAAGATTTCGAAGCTCTTGACTGTTTCGAAATTGCTGAATACTTTCTTTGAGATGCTCTCATAGCTACCTCTATTGACGGAATCGTCAAGCTTGTACTCCAGGTTAGCAGTGAATGAAGTACTGAAGGAACCATCCTCGTCATAGTCTGTTGAATATTCATCGAGCGGTTCTATCTCAACAGAATCGGCTGTACTCATTTCAGACGAACTGATGACGCTACATGTCTTCTGAATCTCATCGAAGAAGATGGAGGCATTGAAGAACTTGCGGAAATTTTCGATGAACGTGTATGCTGACCAATGCGGCAACGCTCTGCGCAGTTCTCGAGACTTGAATGCTGATGCAATATACAGCTTGTTCCACGGCTTGCAGTCATAGTCGTTGCGTATAAGCTTGTAACCTTCTAGCTCCACAATTCGCTTGAATATATACATGAGATTTGGCTGCACAGCAGCATTCTGCAGGTATGCGGTTTTCTGACCAACGAAATATCCCCTACGGTCAACACCAACAAAGTTTGCTATCAGTTCGTTGGTCTCATCATACGTCGGCATGTAGCACCATCTGCCTTCACGCCCCAGGAACTCGGACTTATCCACACTTAGGGTGTAGATATCCACAACTTTCGACAAGTCGCTAAATTTGTTTTCTCGCTTTTCTACGGCTTGCCCTGGTGCATCTGCGATGCCAAGGTCTAGTTCATCGATGTAGTGTTTGGTCAACTTCTCGTTGAATTTTAGGCGTGACTTGCCTCCAACTATCTGCAATTTCACTTCTTTCTGGTTCACAGATAGTATGGTACCGACCCCGCTCATGATGATGCGGCTATCTACATATAGCTTGCAATCATCGTATTTTGCGATGTTTTTGGCTACCTCGAATCGGGAGACATTTTTGAATATCTCCCGGTTGGCCAAGATGTCCATGGGGAATGTGATATCATAGGTATATTCACCATCATCGGTGACATACTGGTTTGCGTATGTAACTTTGATGGATGATGTGGATATCGGGTATGCCCGATGGCCATTGATAATACATGTAATCATAGGCTACTTGTTGTCTAATATCTTCTGATAATCTTTGAGGCGTCGGTAGATGCCTCGCCTGCCTGCAATAGGAAGCTCCACGTCGATGCCATCCTCTAGCGTCTGATTGAGTCTGCTCACTGCGGAGTTGACTCCGTCCAGAGACTGGCGCACCTCTGTGTTGTCGTTGCTGACGTTGACAACAGGAGCGACAACGGAGGCGTTACCACCTGCTCCGAGTGCCCTGCTGATGTCCTCTGCGGTCAGAGAGCCAACGGTGTTGGATTTCTGCGCTTTGTCGATGAGGTCGAGAGCTGGACGGATTGAGGTGTTGTTGACCGCATTGTGGTTGGCCACGAATTCACCCTCATGGACGATGCCTGCCTGCTTGCGGTACCTGGTTCCTCCGGTGTAACCACCTTCGTAGTACCCTGCTGCCTCTGCCTGGTGCTGCTTCTTGATGGTAGCAATCTGCAGCATACCTGCTGCGGTTGCCATGCCGGCAGCGATTGGCGCCATGACCCAACCGGTGACAGGGATGCTGGCTGCTGAAGAATAGGCGTTGATGGCTGCCATGGCGGTTGATGCGATTGCCTGAGCGATCTCAATCTTCATGGACTTCTTGTTGGCCTTGGACTTGGCAGCTGCTAACTCCTTGTCACGCTTCTCCTCCAACTTTTTCTTCTTTTTCGAGTTGTTGCCAGCTGCAGCAATCTGCTTCTCGTAGTTCTTGGAGATTTTGGCTTGCTCCAGGTCTGAGCATGCCTGAGCGTATGCAGATGCAGAAGAAAGAATGTTGTTGATGCCATTGTATGCAGCAGAAGTCTGCTGCATCATGTTGTCGAGGAAGTCGGCTGTGACTTGTGCCTTGGCCTGCATGTATGCGGCATGGTTCTTTTTGTCGTTTCCATACAACTCCTTCAGCTTCTCCATGGTGTTCTGATAGTTTGAGATCTGCGAGGTGAAGTAGCCGCCAATGCTGGTATTGCCAGCCTGCTGGGAATCACCTGCGGCAGCTCTCGCACTGTCCACCATCTCGGTTGTCTTGTTGTCCACCTTGCGCTGAACGGAACCTGCACCATGGTCCTCGGCATCCTGGCTGGCTCTCTGAGCAGCGAACTGCTTGGAGATCTCCAGCTTCATGCGCTGATACTCCTCCTCCTTGATCAATCCCTGCTTGTAGAGATTGTCAAGGCCGTTGAGGTACATTGTCTCTTGAGCCTGCAGGTCTTGCTTGCCGAACTGCTGGCGGAGTTCACTCAGTTGGTTTTGGTATGACTCCTGCATCTGCAGCTGGTGGTCGAGCTCAGCCTGTTCCATCTCAGCCTTCAAATCCAGCCACTCCTCGCTGCCCTCTCTGTCTTGGAAGAGTGCAAGACGTTTTTTCATGGCTTCGACATCATTTTTGTAAAGGGCTTCATTGAGAGCGGTATCGTTCTGATAGATAGCGGAGTTGGCATCATTGTATTGAGCCTTGATGCTCGCCTCCTTCTGGAGGCGTTCACGCTCAATGGCCTGCTCATTCATCTTTTGAATGGCAGCATCATGCTGCTTGACAACATTGACCTGGTTGTCAAGTAACTGCTTGTACTCGTTGCTCTTCTCACCATATAGCTGCTTCAGCTTGGCAAAACCCTTAATTTGGATGCTCTGTCGGTCGTCGATGAACTGCTGATAGGTTTTCTTGCCTTCTGCATAGGCTTTGGCGTTGTCAGCCATCAACTCGTTGGTCTCAGCCTTGATGCTATCGGCTGCCTGCTTCTGCTTGCGCTTGGCTTCTGCCTCACGCTTACGAGCTTCTGCAGCCGCAGCCTTCGCAGCCTTCACCCTAGCCTTGCTTTCTTTTTCCGTAGCTTGATGAGTGCCGGTTGTTCTATGCGGCTTAATGATGGTACCATCATTGCCCTTGCCATTGTAGCCATTGTTTCGCCATGGTTCCGGATCATTGATTTCGAAGTGCTGGGACTCCAACTGCTTAATCTTATCGATGAGCTTCTGCTGATACTGCCTTTCACGCTCGATGCTCTTGTTCATCACATCTATGAACACTTCTTTGTTGTCTGAAGCTAAGTTTAATAACTTAGTTTTACCACTTGCAAATGGGTTAATACGACCCCAAAATTTTGTCCAGAATCCACGCTTGTCGTTGTCAGCTTCGCTTAGCAAGTCTTCTTGTTCAGCTTGCTTAGCTATTGACTCAGCAAGCTTCTTCTGCAGGCCGTCGATGACGATCTTCTTCTTCATCATGTCGATGTAGGACTGGATCTGCCTTGTTGCTTGACCGGTTCGCACTGCTTCTTCTGTGATGTTGCCGAGGTGCTCACGCATCAGCTTGCCGTTGAGTTCCTCCAGGGCTGCCTTGCGGTCCGACTCTGCTGTGGTGTTGGACTGGATAGCAGAGACGAGGCGCAAGATGGCTGCCTCCTCGTCTGCAGCCTGTTTGTTGGCTTCGGTCACTGCATCATTGTAGTCACGCTGAGCCTGCTCTGCGGTGCTCGTTTCCTTGGATAAGGTAACGATTGCTGCTGTGAGGCCTACGACAACAGCTATCACGGCTGTGATAGGGTTGGCCAATAATACCTTGTTCCACAGCATCTGCGCTGCTGCGGTCAGTTTTATCTCCTTGGTGAGCGCCATCTGGGCGATTGCCATGGTCTTCAAGGCTGATGTTTTGAGACTTATCAACAAGGTGTGTGCCTTCTCCTTGATAATCATGATATTTAACCACGCCATCTGCGCCTTGTCAACAATTAGCTTAGCCTTAGACATGGCTGTATAGGTGACAATTGCAGCTGTCAGTACTATCAGGATGCGCCAATATTCCTTGACGAAGTCAACGAGTGTTGAGAGTGCCCGGACACCGAGACTTGCTGCAGATATGCAATATCTAGCAGCAGGGTAGAGCTTTTGGCCTAGCTCTATGGAGAGGTCGAGAAACTTCTTGCTCGCCTTGTCCAGTTGAGCCTGCACACTCTCATTCTGCGTCTCGAACTCATTGAGGACGGACGTGCCTTCAGCATAAGCTTCGTTGGCAAGGTTCTGGGCAGACTTGATATCATCGAGCTTGTCAGCGAGGACGGTGAGGACTCCAGTAGCTCTGGAACCATCCATTTTCATCTCCTCAAACATCGGTGCGAGGTCTGCGAATCCACCCTTAGCTCGCATGGCTGCCAGGAATTGGAGGAGTGCGCCATTGGCGTCCTCCTTTAACGTCTTTGCGAATTCCTTGACATTGAGACCTGCAATCTGAGCAAACTTTGCGGAGTCCTGGAACATCTTGGCCAGAAGGTTCTGCACTGCGGTTGCAGCAGTCTCGTCTTGCTGCATGTTTTGGTCGAGGACGGAGGCGAGACCCATGATCTGCGCCTGCGTGAAGCCAGCCTGCTTGCCGACACCTGCCACACGAGCGGTGAAATCAACGAGATAACCGGCAGAGGCAGAAGAATTCTGCGCTAACTCGTTGATTGCCGAACCGGTTGCGAGCATGGCTCCTCGCAAGCCCATGGTCTTGTCTTCTCCGAACATCTGAGCTAGCTTGCCGATTTGTGAGACTGCCTTGTCTCCGAGGTCATCACCCAGGGCTACATTGATTTTATCTGCTCCATCGACGAACTCCTCAACTGCAGCAGTCGATGTGATGCCGAGTCTTCCGGCATCTTCGGCCAACTGGTTGAGCTTCTGCCGAGGGGTTCGAGTGTCCATCTTTTTGAAGTCCTCGTTCATGCGCTCAACCTCTTCAGCTGCCTGACCGGTATATTTTCGGACGTTTGTCATCTCATCGTCCATCTTTGCATACTCCTCCACGCACTTTTTCACGGTGAAGGTGATGCCGGAGATGGCAGCGACGGCTCCCAGGGCGATGCCCTGCATGCGATTAAACCAGTCTGCAGAGCGCTTGATCCAGGACTCCTGGGCTACGCCCTCGGCTCTGACTGCCTGCAGTTCTGCCTTCAGCTGCTTCGCCTTCAGCTCCATCTGTTTGAACTGCTCGGTACCACGCTGCATGCCCAACATCTGCTGATTGAGCGCCTTGATGGAGTATTCGAGGTCACGGATGGATGATGTCTTAAGGTTGGCCATGGTGTTGTTGACGAGCTGCATCTGTCTCTTGGTCTCCTTGATGTCCACATTGGTGCGGTCTATCTCCTTGTCATACTGCTGCATGAGTGTGACCACTTTCTGCTCGCTCTGTCTGATGCGCTCCAACTCCGCCTCCACCAGCTTCAGCTGTGATGCTCTGGAGGCATACATGGTCGATGATGGGTCGTAGTCAGCCATCTGGCTGCGAAGCTTGGAAGCGGTGAAGTTGAGGTCATTGAGTGACGCATGCTTTAGGTTTGACATGGTAGCCGTCATGCGGCTGGCTTCCTGGTCAGCCTTGCGTGTTGCACCCTTCAGTGCAAGCATCTGCTCTTTGACTCTGTCTAGCTGTGCCTCCAGCTTGGCGAAGTCGGCAGGGTCGGAGACAGCTTTCATCTGCCCCTTCAGATGTCGGGCAGCCTTCTCCAGCTGGCCGAGACTCGCTGATGACAGGTTCTCGAGCGTCTCCTTGACGCCCATGGTCGCATTTTTGAATTGCTTCATCTCTCGCTCAGCAATCTTCAGTTCCTTTGCGAGAGATGAGCCTAAACGAATATCGCCCGTCGAGAAGGCTTCCTGTTTAGCCTTCTTCAGACGAGCGACCTTATCTTCAAGCTCTTTGAGGCGGTTCTTCGCCTCCTCAGAATTGAGCTTGATGACTGTTGTATATACTTCTTGTCTTGCCATTAGCGGTTGACCTGTATATAGTTGTTATATAAGATAGTGGAGTTGGGGTTGAAATTGATCATCTTGATATTGTAGCCATCGGTTCCCCATTTCCACCACAGAAATCGATGTTTGTAGTTGCGAGTGACAAGGCATTGCAAGCTGTCTCTCGCTCTATATGTAAGCATAGAGTCTGCAGTGTTGAGCTTCACGCTCAACCACTTGTCGCTATACTTGAATAGTGAATTCTCACGAAGCGTCTTGACAGAGCCTTCTGTGACTACCGATGTGCGCTGATCCGCCATTATCTGACTGACCTTGATGTTGAGATCTTTCAGCAATTGTCGGTCTACTGCAAACTCTTTGTACTCTTCAGGAGGCATCATGATGATCTTCTGTGTCACGGTCTTGACTGAGTCACGGATGGTGTCACGCTCAGCTGGAGCATACTGCAGCTGAAGCTTGTTGAGCTGCTCTTGTAGTTTCTGCTCCGCTCGCTGCTTTTTATGCTCGACGTAAAAGTCTCTGCCTATGCTGAGCACCAGCAGAAATACGAGGATAAACCCAATATCTTTATTTAATCTATCTAATCTATTCATTGTTTAATTATTAAATGTCTGCGTATTCCGGAATCGCGTCGAAACATGGGCACTCCTTGATGCGCTCCCAAGGGTCCACTACTCCATTGCCATTTTTATCTGGAGAGATGTCACGGTGACCCATGATTTTCGCATTAGGGTAGCGCTTGCGCAACTCCTTCAGGAGTTCGCGAAGACCTTCCTTCTGCTTCTCTGTTCTGTTGTCGATAGCCTTGCCTGTGCGGGATATTCCGCCCATGTAGGCGACATTGATACTGTCGAAGTTATGACCGAACACGCCATTTGAAGGCTTGTCCTCTGTCATGAGTTGTGTACACTTGCCATCGGCAGTGACTACCCAATGATATCCTGGATAGTGCCAGCCCTTGGCTGTGAACTCCTTCAGCAATGAGTTGACAGTCCATGACTGTCTGCTCGCTGTGCAGTGTACGAAAATCTTATTAATTTTCCTTGCCATGATTATTTTTAAAATAATTATTGATAATGTCTTTAACCCTCGTGTCGAACGTGAGTGCAAAACCAAAGACGGTTGCTACATACATCAAGCTCTGACCGAAGTACCACAAGACGTTTGATGTGACGTCGTGAGACATGAAGAAGCTAATATAGACGAGCGCAATGGCTGCTATTAGGACTACTCCAGCGCTGCTGTAGTGAATCCAGTCTTTAGTATTTCTCTGCATCTTGTTGACTTTTTGCGGGTGCAAATATATATATAATATATGGTATATAAAAATACGGCAGATTAAGCGTCTGCTTAACCTGCCGTACCTGCTAGCTATGTGAGATGTCTCGATCGAGAATCTCGTTTGCCCACACTTTCGCCTGCTCACGCCATGCCTGGAAGTCATCGTATTCCTTGGCATGTTCTGCATTTCCGTCTCCATGGTTGCACAGGATGGCTTCAACGTCATTCTGGCTGTACTTCATGCGGACGATGCCAGTGACGAAGTCTTTGTAGTTGGCGCTCTTAGCCTCAATCTTGGTAGAGCCGTCCGGCTCGTCCCCCTCATAGCTATATGCTGTTACTGTATTGTCATCACCAGCAGACTCGCCTTTGTTGTCTGGGTGATAATCATCTACTCTCTTTTCGTTGAGGTACAACAGATAATGATTATCGTCATACTTCACATAGCTCATACGAAGCAGATAGTACTTTTTGTTCATCTAGATGAATTTATAGAATTTTTTGCCGAATTTATTAGTCAGCTCCGCTGCAACGACATAGAAGTCCTTGCCTAGCAGCGGCCATTCCTTCTTTGCCTGGTCAACCATGATCTCTGAGCCTGTGAAGAGCCACCAGTGTTCCGGCTTCCAGTGTGGAACCTCGATTGCATCGCCATTCTCATCCAACTCATCTTTCTTTTCGACGTAGTCGATGTATCTGAATTTGATAGCTAAACGGTCTTTTGGAACTTTCTTGGACACCATACTCTTGTTGCCCTTTTCGTCCACTTCTTCGACCTGCTTGATAGCGAAGTCCACTTTAGACTTGTCCACCTTGTAGTCCTCTATGAGGATCAGGTGTCTGTCATACTCTTCAATGTTGCGGCAGAGAATATCTTCAGGATGCTTCTTCTGCTGCATGCTCATTCCCTCGAACGGAATCACCCCCTTGCGAGTCTTCACGAGTTGCCCATACTTCTTCATACCGATTTTATTTAATAGATTTATACAATTTGCGTGTCTTGTGAGACCGAGTCTTGATGCCGCCTTGATGCGGATCTGCTCGTCTGAATACCCTCGCTTGCGAAGCTTCGCAACCTGCGCACAGAGGTCATGCTTGGTGCGCTTGCGCAACAGGGCATGGTCTGCGAATATGCGCTGACCGCAGAAGTCAATGCCATCGCATGTGCGTTGGATATTCCAGGACTTGTTTATCTGCAGTTTCCAGTCTCTTGCCAGGTGCATCACTGCCAGCTCGGTCATGATGCGGAGGAACACTTTGTCCTCGTGAAGGATGAAGATATTGTCCATGAATCGGTAATAATGGCGAAGTCCTTCCTCGCAAAATCTATCGAATCTTTTGTTAAGTGATTTTACCCCCCCCAGCCCGTCCGAGAACGGCTGTTTGGGGTGTATCATAGAGGGCAGAACCGCTATCACGACTCCACC